CCTTAAATGGTGTAACATCTACTGTAGGTAATGCTATTGATGGTTTGACTGCATTAGCAACAGGAGACTTTAGTGGTTTTGCAAGTCAGTTAGATGACTTAGCACTTTCTTTTGCTGGACTGTTTGCGCTAATGCGTCCTATGAAAAGTTTATCTTTACTTAAGGGAGCAGTTGTAGGTTCAACTAAAGCTCTTGGTACTGGTGTTGCTGCCGTTACTGGTATGAATAAATCTCTTCCGACTGGTGCACCACCTAAAGGAACTGTATACTCAAAAGCTGGTAACTTGATGAAAGCAGGAGTTGATGGTAAAGCCACTGCAGTACCAGCTAGTGTTAAACAACAAGCTCAAGCTCTTGGAAATGCTAGTGGCTCACTTGCTCAGTATCCTAAATTGATGAAAGCTTTGAAATTTATTCGAGGTGTTCCATACCTTGGCGCACTATTAGGTATTGGTGAAATTGCAATGATGGATCCACCTACAGTTGATGGTGTTGCAGGAGTATTGGGTGGTTTAGGAGGAGCTACGCTAGGTACACTAGCTGGCGGACTAGTAGGTGCCGCAGGAGGTCCAGTATCATTAGTAACAGCCGCACTTGGTGGTGGCGTTGGTTACTTCTTAGGAGATGCTTTAGCTAAGGGCTTAGCTCAAATGTTGATGGGCAAAAAAGTAGATGCTTTTCCTGGATGGTCTGGGCTAAACGGACTTTTTAATGGAAGTCAGGAACCAGAATCACAGATACCTTCAGCTTCTAGTACACCAGCTATAAACTTAGATGATAAAGCTGCCGCGGCAGAAGCTTCAGCATCAAGAGTTGACCCAGCTTTGGCTAGAAGATCACAAAGAAATCTTTCTCCAAGTAAAAGAACAACATCTTTACCAGCTAACGCAGGTTCAGGTTCTGGTAGTGTTGCTATTGATGCGTCTACTGTTAATAATACTACTAACGGAAGCAGTACCACAGTAATAACCCCACCGGTTCCAAGCGCAAATAATCACTTAGACCCGGTGAGGGAATTAAGCTTACCTTAGATATTAGGCTTCGTTTGCCAGTTTAGCAAAGTAAGACATTGTATCGTCATCATCTTGAAGATTTACTTCTTCAGCGGTGACTGGTTCTGCCGCTTTCATGACTGGCTGTGGTGCAGGTGTATTCATCTGCCGTTCTTGCGCCATGTTAGGTGCACCCATAGAACTTTCTTCACCTAGAACCTTTGCTAGTTTAGCTTTTAGTTCATCATAAGTTTTATAGTTCTTTGGGTCAGTAAACTCTGACAGTTCATGCATAGAGTTATAGAGGGTCTCTAGCTTTGCTTCATCGGACTCATATAGTGCAGAGGGATTAGCAAATTCTGATTTATCATAGTTACGATAACCTTCTACTTGACGAATCTTCAATTTGAAGTTAGCACCTTCCCAGAAATCAAATGGGTTGACTGCTTTTTCGTCAGCGAATGATGGTTGCATTACATCCATAATTTTATCGAAGATTTTCTTACCAAACTTATAGAGAACAACCTTGCCCTCGTTTTGAGGAGAAGATGGGTCTTCTACAACCAGAGCGTTGACTACGTAGTGAAGTCTACGCTTTTGCTTTCGGGCTGTTTCTTTATCTTCTTCGAGGCCAGTATTCCACAGCTTTGAGTTGAGTTCGCCAAGTGGATCAGTCTGACCAATAGAAGTAAGGCTGTTTTCGATATACCACATACCGGTTGGACCTTTGAATCCGTGGTCCCAGTATCTTGCCCATGGCAAGTCTTGACCTTCGCCTGCTGGTAAGAATCGTAAGACTGCATATCCATTACCTGCCTTATCTACTGTTGGTTTCCAGATACGGTCATCACCGTAGTTCTTTTTCTCACCAGTACCACCGCCTACTGCTTCTGCGGCTTTTACGAGTTGAGAGATGTCGGCTGTGCCTCTACGGCTTTTTAGTGCGTCAAATGACATAGTTATATTATCCTTATATTACTGAAATATGATTTTATGTATTGTAGCATAGCTACGCTGAAATGTAAAGTTATTTATATCTGTTTTATTCAAAAAAAGCAGAGTCCAAAGAACTTTGTTTTGGTAAGAAATTGAGGTTCATTGCTTCAGCCTCAACCTTACCCTTAATGACCGGAGAGATGAATTTACTTACATCTTCTGGTTCAATATCGTTTTGGTCACATAGATGTAGAATAGCTTCCATGTAAGGAACTTTTAACTCTATGACCGTGTCCTCAACAAGCTTAGTAAATCTATTCTTGTTGAGGAAATTATCTGCAACTGCTTCTGTCATTATTTATCCATTACCCTTAGTATGATTGTTTCACTATTGATTCGTCCGTTAGGGACAGTTATTTTAGTCGTAAGCTTAGCAAACTCTTTTTTAATTTGAGTATAGCTTTTAGACAGAACAACAGGTAAGACATCGTGTGGTTTACGAAGTCTAGTAGACCGACTGTTCACTGGGTCAAAGTTTTGAAGCGTAGTACCTTTCATTTCAAAGCCTTTGGCATTCTCAGTAACATATTCGGTTAGAGATTTGTATTTTGTATTGAAAAGAAATAATCTCATACTACCGATTATCTTAGATGGAGGAATTGAAACTAACTTGAACTCAGTATCCTCTTTCTTGTATTTGACCTTACTGACTTGCTTATCAGCAGGACGTGGCTTCTTACTTCTGACTGCACGATTAGCACGAGCCGCAGACGCAACACGGTCTAAATCAGATATCATTTGGTTACACACCTCAACACGGTTCTTAAGTTGTTTAGGTGTCAAGTGTGAGTAACCTTCTACAGCGTCATCACACCGCTTAAGTAAAGCATCCTCATAATCTAACAGCCAAGAAGACACCAATGAACGAACAGGAGAGACTGAGGAGCCAGCTAGTCCGTGTTTCTTGAATAGAGCATAGAGGTCAATAGATGGGCTCTCACCATTCATCCAGCCGTCTTCTAAGTCTAACAGGTCTTGCATAATAGTATTACTAATCTTATTAGCAAGTCTCTGGTGTGGAGAAAGTGTGACAACATTAGTTGCTGTTTCTACAACTGCAGTCCTCTCAGCTATAATAACACGACCAGATTCTAATAACTCACCAAGCCACTTGTTTAAAGAAGTTTCCCAATACGTAACCTCATCAGTAACTGGTAAACCATAATTTAACCAGTATGAAATACATCCATAATGACTGAACATAGTGAACTTATATTCTGGATTAGCTTCGATTGCTTTTGCATCGACCTTACTGAAGTTATTCTTTACATAACTTTTGATAGAAGATGCACATTCTTTTTTGTCTACTTCGTTATGAAAGTAGTACTTGGTCGCAATATAACCCTTATCAGTAGGAGCGGCACCAATACCAGATCTCGCTCTACTACGAACAACTTTTTTCTTTTTAGATTTTAGAATAGCCATATCAATCTCTCCATAACAAAGTTATTTCTCATTGTTTATATATCCTAGCATACTTTTAGGACTTTGTCAAGTAAAAAATGCATTAAAACAAAATTTATTTTGTAAACCAATCAACATCTAAGTCTAAAATTCTAACAGAACCTTTTTTTATAGGAGCAATATTCATAGGAGATTTATTAACAGCGGCAATACTGAATGACATTTCGAATGTGAATTGATAATTGCCACCGCCTTTAGCTTGAACTCTGGCTCTATAACCAGCTTTAGCTGATGTACCAAATCTAGGTACGCCTTTTAACTTCAATGGATTATTATTACCTAGTAGATAAAAGCCGTGTGTACCAACGTTGACATAATAAGTTTTTTTCTTGTTATAGTAATCTTCGATCTTACTTGCAGGAATCATGCCCTTAACTTCTTTGAATCTGGCAAGCTCCGCTGAATATATACCGCGCTTATCTTTATCCGCAATCTCTGCTTTTAGTTCTGAACTTTTTGTAAATTTATAAGGTTCATTTTTCCATTCTTTTGCGATGGTATCCAATACGCCAACTTCTTTTGCAAGCTCCATCACAAACAATTTTTCATCGTTGCTTTCAGTGGGACTACCTATACTCCACTTACCAGCATCATATTTCATTACGAGAGAGCCAGCAGAAGCCGCAGTAATCTTCAATTCACAACCAGCTTTGACACCATTCTTTTGAAGCATGATATCAGGTATATCAGAACCAGCTCCTGCTGGTCGAAAATCTTTAGGTACGATACCTAATGGTTTGAGAACATCGACTGCGTTCTTTTCGTACTGAAAGCCCTGTTGTGCAGTTCCAGCAGTTGATTCGCCAATATAGGTAATTAAACTTTGCATTACTTTCTCCTAGAATATATTACTTCTATTTATAATGAAAAGAAATTACCCTCTCCGCATACGTGCAATCTCTACTGCATCGTTACTATCTTTTCTAATAGGCACACTATTAGATTTATGAAGGGTGCCAATCCCAGCAAGCTCATTACCAGTATACTGATTAGCCTTACGCTTACCTTCTACTCGCATAATGAGGTCGCTGGTGGGCACTGTCTCGGACACGGCATAAGAAGGCATGTCAGTTACCTTCATTCTACTATCATTTTTCACATAACGAAGACGCGAGAGGAGTTTAGCTGTCTTCTGTTCTTCTGCGAGAACTGCCGCAGTCTTTTTCTTAGACTTGCGCTTGCGAGTTGATAGTGTAGTCATGCCGCGAACGAGGTGCATTGTCATTACTTAATAATTCCTCCAGTTTTTGGAATAACAATACTTGATGTCATCTGTTGATATTGATTTGCCAACTGCTCGACAGTATTAATAATAAACAAAACATTATTTTTACTGAATTGAAAATTGCCTTTAGGCTCTTCTCCAGTCATACATATACCAGGTACCATTGCCATACCTTCTTGAGTAATCTGTACCATACGAGGTTTATTCACTGTGATTGACAGGTCTGTTTCTTCTACAAATCTGCCAATAACTTCAGCCCCGTTAATGAATACAACGGTTACTATATCATCTTTTTTTACCACTACCATGTCCTTTTGCTGTCATGTCATTTATACGTTCTTGTAAATACTGACGGACAATCTTTTGAATGTCGCTGTATTGTCCTTCAGTAATTACTTTCATTCTTTCAAGTTCGCCTTCAAATACTCTTACGGCACTCATACGATCACTTGATAGATTTTCCATTAAAGTTTATCCTTATTGAACAGTTAAAGTCGTTTCTGGAATAGGCGCAGGAGTATGTTCAGGAAGATTAGAAATTGCTTCTGCAATAATACTTACATCCTTACGCTCTTCTGCATTCATAGCATCAACTTTACCGTTGAGTTCTGCCCATGCAGACTTTGCTTGAAGCTTAGACAACAGATTTTCTTGTTGTACTAAACGATTTGCCATAATCTTAGAAGCTTCTGAATCTGTATATTCAAGAAGAACATAAGCACGATACTGTGTACCGTTTGGTACGATAGAAGTTTCTTTTACACGATAACCCGCAACATCTGCATCTGCGATAATGTTGATGGTCGCTTGCTCAAACTCGTGGGTAAGTTTATTTGCAAAATCATCTGCACCAACTTTACCTTTGAATGTTTTCATTTGAGAACGAAGCTTTGAATCAATACGGTCAGCAAGGGTTGTCTTGGCTGACAGTGTAGCAATATCAACTGCTAACTGCAAGTCAGGAGTGATAGCTGTACCAACAGCATAGACAGCATTATCTTCAGATGGAATTGATGTGTACCATTTTGGCATGATATCAATTTGCTTTTCGACTTGTTGTGCCTTATATTCAAATTCAACTTTTGACATTGTAGAATCAGGTGGCACTTGAGTAGAACACGCACCTAAACCTAGTACTGCAACAACAGGCAGTAAATTCATATTTTTCATTTTATACTCCATTAAGCATTGCGACAATATTATCGCGTAGACCTGAACTGACAATCAGATCCATAATTTCAGATTTATAGTTCACAAAAACTATTCCGGATATAACACCAAGCGAATAGTTAATCATTACAAAACTCCTATACTCACTAATGTACTGAAGAATTTAGAAACACCTTGAGAATCTTCTTCAACACCAAATAAGAAATCACCAATGCTTTTGTTTTTAGCAGGAATTTCTTTCTCAACAATAATTACCTCAGGTGGCGGTGAATTGCTACAATCATACCGTTCGATTGCTGTTACGTGAGTACCATCTTTGTACTGCACTTCTTTAGAGTAAAAGCACTCTTGGGCATGGGCACTAGTCCCAATCGTTATCCATAGCAACAGTATCGCGCATTTTTTCGCCATAATATTTCTCCGCATATTGAGGTGCATCTTGATAATGATTATAATTTTCATCCATCTTGGAAATCATATCATCAAACTTTTTACGCTTAGGTTTATCAACCTCATCTACATAATTACGAACACGAGTGGCACCAGCGGCAAGTCTTGCCAACATAACTTTACGTTTTTTAAGACGAGCAGAAGCCGCACGAATTGCTGTCATACGCTCTTCGTATGTAGAATTTTTAGTGATAACAATATTTTTCATTAAACAACCTCAAGGCTTTGGCTAATTGCAATCGCAACGCCAGTTTCAAACATTTTACGTCCACCATCATTTGTCTGGAAGCCGTACTCAGTACCAAAGTCCATGCTACTGCTAAAATAACAATTATCAGCAATGCCGTGTTCTGTTATCCAGCTTGCGGCAGCTTCGGCAGTATCAGCCCGACGGTAAATCTCACCGAATTCAGTTGCGATGTATAGTTCAATACCACCAGCAACGTTGCTGACAAATGTGATTCCAACATCATCAGCTTTACCAATACCGATTTCAACTTCTTTAGTCATCATACAAGCCCCATCTCTTTACCCACAATTTGTACCCACTCGACAGGAACGCCAAGCTCTTTTGCAATTGAATCGAATGACTGCTGGTAGTCGTCCGTTTGAGCTAGAGCTTCGAAAATTTCAATCTGTACATCACTCATAATATAACCTCTCTTCTCATTGTCTGTAGATGGTAGCACACTTTTTGGTGTTTGTCAACCACTTTCTTTTACATTGCCATCTTTTTTGCAATATATTCGAAGAAGTGCATTATATCACCATTTTTGAAATCAATTTCAACCAAACGATTTTTTGTCATCTTTTTGGTTTCAGGATGAAACACCTTGATTTGTTCGACCACTGCTTCTAGAGGAATCATATTCATACCGTAGACAGGTCCTTTTACTTCGAACATATACTCTAGGTCCAAATCTTTTTCTTCGATCAGCGTGTCAATCCATTTATCAAAAGTCATAATTTCTCTCTTTCTCAATTCTCATCATACATATAGTATAGCAGGAAAATTGGAAATGTCAAGCATTATTTTCAATTAAAATGAATTATTTTACGATTTATAGATGTTTAATAGATGAGATTCAAACTCTTCTACTTTATCAATCCTGTTTGGCCAAAGAATATAATCTTTTTCTGGGTTCTTTTTAAGATTGTTTAGAAGAGGAACAATTGCGTTGTATAGTTTGTCAAGCTTATCCTGCGTAGTTTTTGCAGTTACCTCAACATCTCCTACAGCTTTTTTTGCATCATGAACAGCTTGTAATTCGGACTCATCTACTGCGGTAAAACCGAAATCAAATAAATCATCAGACATGACCATTTCTCCTTGCGTTCATGTATTGTACGAAGGCGAGCCAAGCTATGATAGCCCAAAAAGTACTGTACAGTAGCCCTTGGCTAATTGTATAAGCAAAGGTGCTTACTATCAAATAATCATACCACTTCAGCATTCGCATCTCCGTAAGAAACTAGCCTGAACTAACCGTGGTTCAGGACGCACTTATTACGTAGTGACCCGTATTCAAATTTAGCAGAGCCAGTGTATACATTCTGGGTGCGTTCTCCTTTATTGTTATGACTAACCGTTGGTCATTACGGGTCTATTAGGGGACCAGCCCATTGTTATTTATATAAATTGGTGATTCCTGCAGGATTCGAACCTGCGACCCACAGCTTAGAAGGCTGTTGCTCTATCCAGCTGAGCTAAGGAACCTATTGTTTTACACCCACTTCGAATACCCAAGTTACGCGATTGGCTGTACCTGTATTATTGGTTTCGGCATTTGTCCAATTAATAGTCTCAATGCTATTATCGGCAACAACAATTTGCTCATTCACAACAGGCGCTTCTGTCTGACTATGAATTGTATCATCGGCATAATGATCTATTGCCATTGTTGCACCTGCGGCTGTTAATGCTAAAATAAGAAAGTCCATATTACACTCCGTGTTAAAAAAATCGAGCCGCCTCAATTGAGTTTGACTTTTGCTAAGCGGAAAGGAAACGCTATTTGCTTGGTGTCGGCAACCAATTGCATTTAGGGACGCTCTACTGAAAGAGAGAGGAGAACAGGAGCATCCCTAAATTAGTAAACCCATTCGACTTCAATTCCGAATTCTTTTTCATTCTCTTGTTTTTGAGTGGCATGGTTAAATCCACTATTATTATACGTTCTTAGCTCCAATACCTTTTTGCCACTAGATACGTATTCACTTCGAAGAGTGGCAAAAAAATCTGTTAAACTTACACCATCACCATTGTATTCGTTGAATGGATGTGTTGTAAAATATGTACCATTAATTTCATCCGTAACGGACGAATCAATAGTGAAACAATCATAACTCATTATGCAACCTCATGATTACAATTGAATTCAGCATAAGCCACATTCAAATCATCCATGGTGCAACAAAGACTTAACAGATACCGAGCATTGCCCTTTGACGTTAAACCAGCAATATAGTCAAACAGACCATAGTACTCCATTTGGTACTCATACTGCTCGACAGTAGTAATACCCTGCTCTGCCCAGTGTGCAGGATCAGAAACAGTAATACCGATATACAGCCCAGGAGTTGAAGCCATCTCTTCACGATTTTTATCGTTACGGGCTTCGATATGAGACTGCAGTTCGATTTGTGATTTAGTAAACATAATTATTTTCCTCTCTTCTCATGTTCTACAATAAGTTCTTGAATCGCATTAGCCTGAGCAAGTGCAAGGTTATGAGCAAAAGCATATGGTCCATTCGCATCCAATCTAATGTCTTCTTTAACTGTACGAGCTAAATTTTGAGCGGCAATAAGTAACTCACCGTATTTAAATGGATACGTATCTTTCATGATTAAACCTTTGCTGACCAATACTCATTCCAGCATTCAGTAGCAACCTCTGTGATAATTTTACCACTGATGTAATCAGCTAGTTTTTCGTCTAGCAGAGACATAAGTTCACCAAGATGTTCACAACCGCTAATCATATCAGTGGTAATAGCGTCTTCAACATCTTGTTCCATAGCCATTACACGGATTGATTTATCACTGTTATAAAATTTTTCGAACGAATTATTTTTCATATTTTCTCTCTTTCTCTATTTTCTATATAGATTGTAGCACAGATTTGCTACAATGTCAAGCATTATTTTACTTTATTTCCAATATAAAGTACCATCTTTAATCTTTTTCAATGTTTCATGAAGGGTTACTTCTGTGTCATCGAAGTAAATTCCAATTCCATCAGCATGGTCATCACCGTAGAAGTTACCAAGGATATCTTTTGTTGTAGCCTCAGTGATGGCGCCTTTCATGCCCTCATCATTTTCCCATTGGATGTCAATACAAATATTGTCTTGAGCGATGATAACACCTTCACCCATAGGATTGTATCCACCCCAGTTTCCGATAACTCTTTGACCAACTAAATTTTCCATCAAGACTTCCTCTCTTTCTCTATTGTCTTTATAGTATAGCAGGAATATCCAGAAAGTCAAGTAAAAAATGCATTTAATTTAAACTTTTTTTAACCTCGTGCGTCCATATCACTTACGATAGGAGGGCATTCACATACCTTAATACCGTCTCTTTCAACTATCAGTTCATCAATTCTCTTATATGCGTTTTGCAATTGTTCCTGTAACTCATGAACATTTCGTTCAAGAATTTCAATGCGACCATCTTTATTCATAAGTTCTCTCCTATATGTTTCGTTTTCTGATTCTTCCATTTGATTAGTAATTCCTCTTGTAGTTTATAAGCTTCTACTTCCCAGGGTAATTTCAAGTATTCATCTCTTGTTTTATAAAAGTTTATTTCAGAAAAAAGTTCTTTTCGAATATATTGTTTTACATGAACCATTTCGTGAAAAATTGTTGTAATAAAATCATCACTAACGCCTAACTTTTTATCCACTTCTATCTGAAATATTCTACTATCTGTATCTAGACATGTGCCTTCATAAACTTCTAACTTTTTAATTATAAAGTTAATTTCACAATTTACAATTCTAGGCATTAATTGCATCCAAGCGAAAGACGCACAATCAATGGTAAGCTTCCTTTGTCTTCTGCTTCCTCCCTCCACAAAAATCACGCTACATGATTCCATCAGCTGGTGGTTTCCACCCTACAGATTCATCCTTTTCTGGCTTACGGGTAATTTCTTCTGTTCTGCCATATGTCTCAATATGAACATTGTCAGGTACTTTAAACTTAAGATTATTATGTTTATGATGAATAATAAAATCGACAGGATGTTCACCACCCTTTTCACTAAAGTCTTTGAACATGTTGTTCCAAAGCGGGCGCCAGTTTGTTGTCAATCTATTATTGTTCATACCACCACGATCAGAATTAATAAAAAGATCTGTATAGCTTCTTAAATTAAAATCAAATATAGAATCGAAACCATACATATGAATACGTTCTGCTTTGAGATGCAGAGCCGCAAAGTAAACTGCCATATGACCGCAATTCAAATCAGTGAAGTTTGCGGCATACTTTGGAAGCTTAGTGAAGAACATTTTAATTTGGTGAGATCTTTTCATATGAAAATTAGGGTTCTTTTCCATATACACTTTAGGTCTTGCACCGAGAATCCATTCACCAGGAACATCGATCACACCGCTATTAATAGTATGCATCATTTTGAAATCTACGATGCAAGATGCATAACAATTCTCAATAGGAAAGGGCGCTTTATTGCAAGCCAGCTTCAAACCCTTTTTTGGTTCTTCGTTATAAAATACTGCTGAATCACCGTTTCCAATCACATGTACGGTTTTAGGCATTATTGATTACCTCTTTAATTTTCATAAGTCCTCTAATCCTATCATTACCTTTTTTGCCAGTCCAATGCATGATTTTCTTATCTTTACTATCTTCGCCATCATTTTCAATTTGAAGTCTTAACCAATTATAAATGTTTGGTAACTCTTTTATGTATGTCATTTTTGTAATAGGATTTAAAATACTATGTAACACTTCTTGATCACCAACAACTGGACTATCTTTACATGCCTTAATCCAATTCATAAGAATTTCTGGTTTACCCTCAAAGCCAACTACACCAGAATTGTGCCATTCTTCTTTCCGCCTAAGAAGCCATGGTCTGTCAATTGCCATCGATAGCTTGTTTTTTTCTATGTGATTAAATATGCCTTCAATATTACCTAAAACTTGACAATCAGTGTCCAGCCACACACCCTTCCTTGAGGGAATATTAGCCATTGCAATTGGTTTATAGAACCAGCCTTTAAAATCTTTTCCTTCATCTTGCATATGCATAGTGCAATAAACATATGGATTATCGTTAACAAATTTTAACATAGGTTCAGTCATTCCAAAATCTGCAACGCAAAGAGAAATGGTATTATATTTTGCGTAATTTTCAATGAACCATGGTAACTGCCATTCAGTGTTTGAATCGCATCCTGTTATAACAAGTCTGTCTTTTAATTTAGGCATCAATTATCTCATAATTATCATTATTGTTATGTTTTGCCTGTATACCAGCTTCTTTCTGAATAGTCGTAAACGAATCAGCTGCCATGCAGACCCAAGGATAATATTCTTGTAACCAAGAAAAGTTATTCAAATTAATAAAAACATCAGCCGGGGCAGCCTCAGTTTTTGCCTTTTTGATAAATTGTTCGGCACCATAAGGATTAATCATATATCCGTGAGCACCACCAAAATATTGCTTTTGAACTAGACCATCAACACCCAGTTTAATTGGTGTATTAAATTTTCCATATGAAGGTTTTGAAAAAGTCATGCAACCATTAAACGATTCATCTACCGGAACCTTGCCAGTAACAATTGCATCATGCTCAAAAACGATAATTGTTTCATCGTTCTTTACAGCCTTTTCCCATAGTGAATGATGTGATAAAAAGCATGACATACAATTTTCTAATCTAGAATAACGTTCAACAAAACCATGTGGCGATATTCCTTTCTTATGTAGAATCTCCCAAGGTTTGTCAGCTGGAGTAAAAGCTCCAAACATCTCTATAGTTAGTCCATTCTTAGCACCAGATTCAATACATTTCTTTGCAGACTTAACTGATTTAGGATTATCAATAATTGTAATTACATACGCTTTCATTTAGTTCACCGTAGTTGAGGGCAAGCCTTGTACCCTTGTAAAATATTTTTTAGTAACTCCTAAACGAGGAATAAGCTGTTTACACATAATAGCATCATTTGGCCACAAACCATATTCTTTAACTGCTTCGATTAAGTTCTTAGCTCCAGCTTGTTTAATTATGTATGCTGAGTTTCCAGCAAGACCCTGTGGAATATTGAATTCATCGACAGTTGGAACAGGTTGAATCCATGCAGAACTCTCTTGAATGAGGTCATGATACTTATGCGCTTTTCGTGTTGCTGCCGCTGGACTATTGATGCCAACAATATCATAGTTTGATTTTAATATTGATTTGTAATCTAATTTATGTAGAAAAAAAGAATCGTGTTCTAAGATAAGAATTGGAGTATCTTCTTTGAGACATTTATTCCATAGTAACCAGTGGCTCAATGCACATGCAATACGAGTTTCTGGATTACTTGTTGCATATGCAGACTTTACCAGCCCTGACTTCATATCAGTCTGAGAACCCGACCACGGGTAATTCCATTTTAATCCATTACCTATTGTTATAGCTTTTACCATATTAGGTATAATAGCATCAAATTTATTAATCTTAAAAGAATTATTTACTTTTCTAGAAGACGCTTCTAAATTCTTAAAGCCTTTTAGCGAAACTTCGCTATTAGCCATTGTGATTGCATATGCTTCCATAATATTAGTTTTTCTTCAATACTGTGTAACCAACATTCTTTTCACCACGTTCGATGATTTTCCACTCAGGATGCGCTTCACAAAAATTAGCAAGACATCTATAAAGTGCATCTAAAGGATTATCTTGTGCGATTGTTGTGTCATGAGCAATGATATATTTTGTAGCGGTAGGTGCATGTAATGCTAATTCTTGTTCCATATGAGATCTTTTATGTAAAGAATCAATTACAAGCATGTCCACAGCTTTGTGTGATAACGATGCAAGTGAAGTAGAGTCGGCTTCTTTTACTACAAGTTCGATGTTATTTTCTTTTGCGTATGGTTCAGCAAGAGACTTTAGTTTCCAACGGTACTTCTCATGATTGATATCAATCAATTCCATATAAGATGGAATCTTACCACCTGTCATTGCGGCTGCCGCGCTTGCACCCTGATGCGTTCCAATTTCTTTATATGAATCACAATTCAATAGATAGAACCTAATTGCATCATGCATAGCACAATAGTCTTCTCCGTGAAATTCTTCTTGCTGTTTACGAATTTCATTATAGAATTCTTCGACAGTTTTTACATGATTAATATCGGCAGTTAACATTTTATATTCCTTCGTGATTTAATGCATCATAACACATTTGTTCAAGTGTTTTAGTTTGCTTAAAATATTCTGAAGCATAAGGTACAGTTGATACGGCAATATCACCTTCTCGTCTTGGACCTTCTACAACTTCAAACTGAGTATTAGAAACGCTTCTCATAGTATCTATTACTTCTTTAACAGAGTTTCCTGCAGGCACACCAAGACAATCAATCACTCCGGTAGGCTCATTATTCGTAATTTTAATAAGAGATTCTACAATGTCCGTTACGTGAGTGTAGTTACGAATTGTGGTGCCATCTCTTGTATTATAATCTGTCCCATAAACATATAGCTTATCAAACATGCCATTTGCAACTGCGGCAGCTTTACGGATAAGATGGCTGTACTCGTCATCAAATTTGAAAAAACCATTGTTGCCACTTACATTATAAAATCTTACAATGCTACACTTTTCATTAAATTGTTGAGTGATAAGTTCACCACCATACTTTGTGTTAGCGTACGGAGAAGAGATGGGGTCAAATGCAGAGCCAGTAGAACAATAGATAAAGTGATCACAATTTGCATATTCAATGACATTTCTTGTGCCAACTACATTTGTTTCATAGTATAGCCATGGGTCATTAACAGACTTGGGAACGCTGTTGGCAGCGCCAAGGTGTACTACTTTGTCATAGTCAGCATGAACATCTTCTGGCAGTCTTCTAAAGTCCCATGGAATTACTTCTGAACAGAATTTTGTAATCTCGTTCTGATCCATATTAAAGTCAGTACCAGTAACATCATGACCATGTTCTGCCGCAAGTTCTACGAAATGAGAACCGATATATCCAGTTGCTCCAGTAACTAATAATTTCATTTTACTATCCTAAAAGTTGTCCAGTGGACCAGTAGTGTTTGGTTTATATACTCTTGACCAATATTTAACGTTTTTCATCTTTCCGTCTTTTTCAAATATTTTTACAGCGTGTGGATACTTTTTCTGAATATATCTCATAGCATCATAATGTTCATCAGTCTGAAAAAAATTCTCGATTTCTTCTGCTTCATCGAACATGCCTGTCCATACTATACGTGTTTGTCTAAGGCTTTTATCAACCGTTGAACGATTATCATACGTCCATTCAGTTGATGCTCTTGTATTAATACCTCTGCTTAAACACTCATAAAGAAAGATAACGTCTTCTGCGACACGTAGATG